GCAACATTTATCTCCAATACAGGAGCACCTAGCTGCCTCTTACAGTAATTAACTAGATCTGTTCTACTTGCTGGTTGAGCCATTTATTCTCTAGTTTCCTAAATGTATTTATGGTGCTGCAGATACTACTGGGACTACCATTATGTTACCATTCACCAAAGTATAAGTTGTAGATCCACTACTAATTAAAACATCATATACATATCTTCCTTCCGCCAGATTTCTAGTTGCAGTTGACCCTAAGGATATTTCCAACTTACCACCAATAGCACTTGTAATTCCAACTGTAAATGCTGTTGTAATGCCTAAAGTTGCACCAATAGATACACTCTTTGATATAGCAGCAGAACCACTATAACCTGTTAAATTAAAATTATTATTTGCATTATCGGTAACATTGAAAGTATTATTAAAATTGGAACCACCGTAAATGGTTAAATTTGCACCATAAGGTACTCCAGTATCAGGATTAAATGTAATACTTCTACTCGGCATTTGTAATTCCTATTAGTTTCATGGTTTCTTGCTGTTTATAGTATAATTTGCAAAAAGATTTTGCAATATTCTTTAGTTCATCACTATCATCACAACTATCTATCTGTGATGCCAATTTAGTGTAAGCAAATTGTTTTGACAGATTGCTTAGTTCAATGCTATCTGGATCCATTTAATAACTCCTTAAGTAATGACTTGATATCTTTGATATCATCTTTAATGGTAGCAACTTCATCTTCGATTGTTTGCATCTTTTGATTATTCTCATTTTTAACCTCACGACTAGCAATGTACTGATCATAAGATGCATTATTTACATTAATTACAGTATTAGTTTCGGGATCTCTCGCGAGATCCTTATGACCTTTTACAGTATAAATTTCCATATTATGCAAGAGCAATAACTCTCAGATTTTTGAGTTGTGGTGCAAGTGTTTGATTTGTTGATGTCATCACAAGTTTTATTCTATATGCTCTAAAGGAAGGTAGATTGTCTACAGAGAACTTATGCTCTCTAAAAATCGTATCTGATACACCAAATCCTCTCTTATTAGAACTTGGTACTAAGACATCAGTCCTTCCGTCATTATCTTCTTCATTGATTATTAGACCTCTAGAATTTATATTGAGATATCCTGGGAATGGTGTAAATACTGGTTCAAATCCGGGATTTCCACTGATGGAATAGAATGCTCTAATATCACACTCCGATGGGAGTTGTGCATCAGTTGTTATTTGTAAAGAAGATGCGGGATTTTCTAATAATATTTCTTTGGAAATATATTGACAAGCACTTGGATCGTCAAAAATCGTATTTACTCTAGAATCCTCAGCATAATTTAAAATTTCACTATTAACTCTATTGGATACTGCATAGATGCTGCATCTTTGAAGTTCAATTTGTGGACTTAATTTTGAATTTGTTGTACCAAGGAAAAGTCTCATTTGGAAAGACTTATTACCTTCAATAGAACTTAATTTGCGATCTTCATTTACTTTTGAGAAAATTGCTCTTGGAGAATCAAGATAATTATTTTCATTCAAGGTGACATCTTCAAATCCGACATTAATATAAGGAATTTCATTACCACTAATACTTTGTGATGTAGTAGTTCTTATCTGACCACTAATTGAGGTTCCTTCAACGGCAATATTGTGAATAGATGGTTTAATAACTTCGAAAGGAATATTTTTAGTGGCTTTTACATTATCTCCACCTGTAGAATCAGACGCACCTATGAATAATTTTGGAAATCCTGATGCTGAAGATGATCTATCCGCATTTGAAGATTGACCTGCTTCTCCATACTTCTGTGACATATCAAGTTTGATATGATATGAATCCAGATTTATTGGATTTGCAATAGTTACATCATTTAAATCATGTGTTTTATTAATTCTTGCAAGACTTACTCCACCCAATTCATATTTGTAAACAGGAGTATTAATTGGATAAGTTTTGGGAGTTGTTCCTCTCGAAATATTACCTCCAATTGATGATGCTGTTGTAGAAGTATATTCTATAACTTCATCTCCAATTAAAATCAATCCAGTGTTGGTTGAACCTACAGAAACATTTTCAAACGTGCTGAATTTATCTCCAGTTCCGTTTGATACTGAAATGGGATCTGTGGAAGATTTGGAATATTCTGCCGTCAGTTTTGTAGGTTTAATATCTGGAAGGATTCCTACAATTCTAACGAAGTTGTCATCAAAATTCATTCCATGATTTACATGATTAACTTTAACATGCAACCCATCAGATACTGTCGTCGATGCGTTAATAGTAACGTCTCCACTAAAAGCAGTTCCGTTAAATGTTCCACTATTCAATTCCCTAAGGGTATTGCTACTATCAAAGAAGGTTAATGTTCCTGCAGCACCAGTTACAAAATCTCCCTGAACATTATTAAGTATCAATTGCGAGGTTTGACCTATAGATGTCAAAGTAAATCTAGCATTTCTCCCAACACTAGCAGCACCGATAGCATTAATTGAAACTACATCACCAACCTGATAACCAACCCCGCCATTTCCACTAATTGTCGCTGCTATAGCAACACCATTTTCAATAGAGACATTAGCAACTGCACCAGATCCTGATCCAGAAATTGTGACTAGATTGACATTGGGGAAAGTTGTTGATCCATCTGCAGGAGTATATCCTATTCCAGGATTTGTAATCGTCATAGATCCCGTTGCACTTGCAGCAACTCCAACAAGATCTCCAGTTGCAGTAACATTACTGACCTGAGAGAAAGTATTGCCCATAACATAACGATTATCTGCTAATGTTGTTCCAAGTCCTACACGAATTTCTTTGGAAGAGATATTCAATGGATTTTCCATCAACTGAGCAATTTGCTTATTGCCTTCTGAAAGTTCTGGACTGTACAAATCAACAGTTCCAGATTCTACAAAGTCTGCTCTGTAGAGAGTGAACTTGAGATCCTCCCATTGACTTGCTTCCCATGTAGAAGCATTTTGGGATTTAAACAAAGATCCAAGAGTTGGTTGGTTGGAGATGTATGAATCGGTAAGAATATCATTTTCACCAATTCTGGAAATATAAACACTATATTTCGTTGAGTTTGATATCAAACAAATTGCATATTCTTTTCCACTTTCAAGATAAACCGGAGCAGCAAACTCAAATGTAGTTGCAACAGATCCATCTGTTGATATGTTAACATTATCTGGGGTTAATACAACTTCTGATAGATCAAAATACTTAGGAGTTGGGAAACCATTCTCCATTGATCTAATCTGAAATCTAACTGGGGTGTCATCATCATCTTTTGTGCGGAAGAACACATCGCATTTTGTTACAAATATTCCATCAGGGTCTTTCAGTGGGTCAACTAAGAAAGATTGTGCTAGAGGATCATACCATCCGACGATAGTTTCAGATGTAGTTGGTTGACCAATATTTCTTGTCGCAACAACCTCAGTATCTAAAGTTCTATTAATAGGTTCCTCAGCAAACAGTTGTTTATTTTCAATGCTTGCATTTCTAATTGATAAAATTTGATCCTGAACTGTTTCTATAATACCTGAGGTTGGATATGCTTGCTCACCAATTGTTGTTGCAGCATTTTGATCATTATCCGGATCATTTGTCAATGTAAACACATTAGTTCCAGTATCAAATTTAGGATTGTCTCCATTATTAGGATCTGGAATAAACAAACTTCCAATTAAAGCAGAAGATGTATCACTAATTAATCTGACATTAGTTACCTCTGCTTCTGCACCACTAGTTTTTCCACTTAGAATCATCCCAGTTTGAATATGACCAAAGAACTCTCCTTGTGGTTGATTTGAAAGGGAGTAAGTATCTACATTTAAAATTGTAGAAGTTGACGAATACAATTCTGGAATTACACCACCACTTACATAAGGATTATCTGGATAAACTTCGGTTGGTGAATCATAATCACCTTTTCTATGATTTGATTGTGCTACTCTAAAATCAATTTGTGGGTCAGTATTTTTTCCTTCCTCACTCAATCCAACAGTAAGTACTCTACCCTCTATAGATTCTCCAACCTGGAATGTTCCAGATTTCATAGTAATCTCAATTAGTTTTGGAACACAAAACTTTGTAACATCTTTTCCATCAAAGAAGGCATAGATCTGTGTGCTTGGTTTTAGATTAGCAGAAGAAAACTCAACATTTCTAGATCTAACAGTAGAAATAATCTCCGTGCTTAAGACTTTTGGTCCAAGATTTACTTCCTCAAATGTTTCAATAACCTGATACTGTGTTCCAGTTCTTGACTGTGTTCCGCTTTCAATTGTTTCGACAACATCTTGCTCAATTGTTTGAGAGGAAGTCTGTCTCACCCATGCAGCAGGTCCACCGCTACCACCATTAATCCACCCACCACGTCCAAAAGTACGGTCACTTGCTGATGTACCAGTTACTGTATTTTCTGTTTGTGAGGTAGTTCCAGACCAGTTATTTTCCCAAGAATTCCATAGTTCTGAAGCAAAACCAGTTTCTGGATCAACTCCAAACTTCTCTTCTGCCTCAGACATAACCTGAGTGTAGTTCCCAATAGTATCGATTGTTTTGGCTTTTATTTCGTTTGGAGTAACCCAGTTATCAGAAGATGGTGTTAATGATATTGTTCCCTGCCAGAAACTAATAAGGAAAGGAGTTACACTTTCAGTTCTAGTTGCAAAAGGTTGGTTTATCCACTCAAGTTCACTATATTCCAAACTGACAATATCATTCTGTTTTCTAATATTGACACCTTCTATTGCAGAAGTTCTTTGATCTTCAGTTGAATCAACATCAACAACTGGTCCAGTTTGTAAAGTAACTGAATTTGTAATGTGTTTTGGTCTAAGTATTTGACCTGTTTGATCAATACTATTACGTTTACCAATTCTTAAATCTTGAGTTTTGAAAGATGTGAAATTATCGACAAAAAATCCAGATTTAAATCTATTGAGACCATTGGCATCACTAATAAACTGATTTGCCGTATTACTTTCAAGTAAAGAAAGTTGAGTGTAATACTCCAATTTTTTTATACGATCTTCCAATCGCTTGATATCCCTCATTTGGAATCTCTTATACTTCAGGAACTTTATAGATGCCTGCTGCGTATTGTGGAGATAAGGGGGATAGCGCATTTCTGCAATTTCAATAGCATTATCAATTGATTCTGGTTTAGATCTTGTTGGATCATCTGAAGGAACTCCAAATTTTAATTGGAACTTTCCATCTTTATGTAAGAAAAGTCTGTCAATTCTTCCTTGATAATATGAATAATCCAAGAAAATAGTTTCATTGGATGCTAGAATATTAGGAACAGAATTTCCTAAACCATTAAATGATCTACCAAGAAACTCTAAAGGAGATCTGGTAGATGTTGCTGTAATATAATCACTAACTCTTGGTCTCAGATCTATAATATCAGTATTCAATACCCCATTATATGCTTTAACTTCAGTTGAATAGTTAAAGTCATTGTATGATTCTACAGTAACGATGTCTCCATCATCAGAAGAATCAAAAGATGCATTCTTATAGTAAATTTTTATCTTGTTTTTTGGGGAATTTGAATCAGTTTTTCTTGTCAAAGATCCATGATTATAAGATGTGCTTCTTTGACCAGAAGAAAAGGTGTAATTTGATGCAATATTAAATGATGTTGTATTTAAAGCACCAATTATTCCCTCTACTAGAGATTCTTGAAAGACTACAACTTCCCCTTCAATAAATTTAAAATTGTTTTTGGGAAGATATCTTAAATCACTAGAATTTTTAACCTCACCAAATACTGCGACTGCTCCACTTGTTTGACCAACTAACAATTCACCAATGATCATATCACCGGTACTAGCAGTTGGTCCATTGAGTTGAGCTAAAGTCATCTCAGGAGATCCAAAGTTGGCATCAGTTAAAGTCACATCTGATGTTTCATATATTCCATGAATTTCAATAATATCTGGAGTATTCAGAGAAATTATGTTATCTTGAACTCTAGTACCAAATGCATAATCACCATAAGATAATCCATCGTTAAGAGTCGTTGATCCAATTCCAGATGCTGGATTTATAGATTTATCAACTACTAAAGATTTAACTCTATTTTTAATTTTTTTCTTAGATTTTACTTTTGATTTTTTGACCGTAACAATAAGTTGCGCGTCTTCATTATTAGATCCTAAATTTCTAATTTGAACTTCTCTAAGATTAGTTGAGAATTGGAATTTATCCAAAGAAAGGGATTCTGTCACTCCATCTGATCTAATAAGAGTATATCTCTCATCGGAATATGGCAAATAAGTTTCACCCTCCGGTAGAGTTACGGTTGTGAGACTTGTAGAATCTAATTGATTATTCGCAATAGTAACAGTAAAAGTTTTTCTTATACTTATTTCAGCATCAGTTAAATTGACCGTAGCAATATTTTCTTTTGGTAGTTCTGTAAATAATGTATTATCAGAAGAAGAATCCAATTCAGTTGTAAGTAGTTCTAAGTCTGATGTTATAAAATTAGATGATGGAAGTTTTCCGTTTACAACTCCAGTTACAGTAGTAACTCCCGTTACTGTGACACTAGATGGAGTTACAGATACTACTTTAGCAGTAATTGGATCATCCGATATAGAAACATCGGAATATTGTAATAAACTATTTACTTTTATATCTCCAGGAAATAGTTTATTAGAACTGGTTATAGTACTAATTCCATTACTATCAAATTTTGTAACTGATGCAACACCTATAGTAGCAGAGGGTGTCTGCACTACGTTTGCACTAAAAGTATTAATTCCAACTATATTTTCCTGATTGTCTGGATCAGCTGCAATACCGGTATTTGAATATACTGATTTTACGTTTGAAATACCATATGATGTTATAGTCTTTGCTATTCTATTAATCGTAGTTGATTGAGTAGAAATTCCACTTCTAAAAACTAAAGTTTCATTTTTGATAAATTCTCCCTTTTTATCATAAACTGTCAAAGCTGTTCCCACAACAGGACTTCTTAAGAATGCAGTAGCTCCACTATTACTACCTTCAACATATGATGGGATTGTTAGACTTAAAGATTGATTAACTTCAATTTCTGTAAATGGTTGTATGTCATACATTGACATTCCCCACTCATTATCATCGGGTAATGCTGAATTATAAGACCCGGATTCTAATCTAAAGTCAAATACTCTAGCAAAACCAATTTCTTTTCCCGGTGCTGTTTCTGAATTTAAACCAACTCTTTCATTTCTCAAACTCAATATGAAAGTATTTCCTACCCCTACAGTTGGAGATCTATAAACACTATTTAATTTTAGAGTTGGTCCTGTATTATAATTTAAAAATTGATCTTCTATAGTTCTAGTAGTTCTTGGTTTTGGTATATCAATAATAGTATTGCTAATTGTTTCAATTTCATATCCTTTCACATATGCTTTTCCTGGAGAAATTCTACATAAAGCTAAGTCTGCATTAGCAGCAGTTCCTCCCGCAGTAAACTGACCAGCCTCGTATAAACCCTGATTTCCTAAATTATTGTTTAATGAATTTACAATAGAAACATTAAATGGTCTTACAATGTAATGACCACTCTCATCAAAAGTTCTTCTCGCTAGAACATCAGTTAAATCATCATGGAAGACTGCACCATTTCCTCTTAAAGCACTACCTTTTCTACTTGCTGAGGTTTTTAAATTTCCATTTTCAATCGTTGCTAATTCTACAAAATTATCATCATTGAAATCATCAATAGATTTTTTAAATAGACTTACTGAAATTTGTAGTCTATCTGCTCCAGGAGCTCCATAATTATTAAATCCTTGAGAATTGTCATTAAGAGATTCATCTGTGTTTGCGTTTACAATCTCTTCAGATACAAATAGACCTACTCTATAACTAGGTTTATTTGTATATTGGTCCAGTATTAAAGTTTCTTTATTTACATTTACAAAGTATCCACGTATAAAATATACTCCTTCTTCAATTTGAAATGCTGATCCAGTTGCAGTTGCATCATTGGATAATGTATTTGCAAAAGGTGTTCCAGAAGCAATAGTAGAATTTCCAAGTAATCCAGAACTAATAATCTGATTACATGTCAAAGACTCTCCATCAGAAAAAGTTTGAGTAGTATTATCTAATCTAGACGATCCGGAATATGAAACATAAAGAGTTACAGAACCTCTTTCAGAATCTTCAGATGATAAAATACTATCAACAACTGCAGTCACTCCAGAAGTTTGACCAGTAATTTTTGTTCCAACTAATTGATCTACATATGCCTCAACAGGAACACCTTGAAAATTATTTGCTAATTGAACCGCGTAATATAATTGAGAATATCCAATATTACCGGGAATTACTTTTGCACCTTCTTTAAAAAAGTGTTGTCCAAATTTTTCTACTTGATTCTGTAGAATTGACTGTAAAGTACTTAGTTCTCTTGCCTGAACAGGATATCCAGGCTTAAAAAGTACTTTTTGGTAATCATTTGTGGGATCAAAATCATCAAAGTAGGGAGCTACGTTGAGGTTCGTTTGTTGTGGCATAATTCTTTAGAACTGCAAGATAACTTTTATGTCTTCTTTTTGATTTGACGATCTTGTTATAGATGGTCTATTATCTACGTATATAATATTTCCAGAATGCTGTTTTACCTCTGGAGAAGCAACACCGCTACTAAAATCCATTCCAAGATAATATATACGATTATTTATCGTGGTTTTGTTATCACTAAAAGAACTGTCAATACTTAATTGTAGTCCTGTACTTGGGGTAATTGTAAGAGTTCCATCTCCAGATGGAGTTCCTGTAAATTCTCTCAACTCATATCCATATGTTGGATTTGTTTGACCAATTCCTGCTGTTGTAAATCCCGCAACAGATCGATCCTGCCACAGTTTTAAAACTCCCGTATTTGAGTCATAAGTAACAACTTTTCCTACAGCAGTCTGTCCAGTACCCACTGTTTGTGTAACAAAAGAATCTGCGGTGAAAGTTGCTGCACTGTAACCAACTCCAGTAAGTTTTAATGCAGTTACTGCACTTGCTTTGTCAATAGTTAAGAAAGATCCTCCTGCTGGAGAATTTGGATTTTCTATAATACCAATTCTTGAAAATTGGTTGCCCGTTATAAAGTCTGGATTTTCATTATCATTCTCAATTCTAGAATATAACAATACACTATATGCACCAAGTTCTCTATAAATGTCTGCACCATGACCACCTTGAGGAGTTATGATAACATCAAAATTTGGTCTTGTTGTTCCAACTGGAACTCCACCAGCTTCAAAATCAACTGTTCCAAAAGTATACCCAGAACCCTGAGAAGATATATTAATAGTATCAACTTTTGAATCACCATCAATAGTAATAGTGCATTCTGCACCAGATCCATCCCCTTGAATAGGAACTCTAGTATATGTGCTGTTTGCTGTTCCTAATCCAACTCCACGATTTTTTATTGTTGCAATTTTGATAGATCCATCTACAGCATTTTCTCTAACTAAAGAAGTATCGTTACTAGTGCTCCAATTGTTAGGAACAGGTAAAAATTGTGTGGAGTCAAATTTAACAATGTCTGCTGGTTTAATAGTGTATAGATATTTCCAAATATATCCGTCACCACTGGTTCCAGCTGATTTTGGTTCTAAATCAACAAATGTTGGCTCATCTAAAGAGGGTCTACCAAGTGTATTTTCTGGATTAGTTCCATTTTGGAGACAAATATAAACTCTATAATCACTATTTAAAACATAAAAATTTGAGTTATATAAATTAGTTGATCCAGAAACAGATGCAATATTAATTCTACTATAGTCATGTCGATACATGTCATAAGTAGTTCCTGAAGACCAAGTTCTTTTAGGAACAACCTGCCTAACATCGGTAGAATTGATTCTCTTAAGAGCAATCATTGAATCCCAATAATCATTCTCCTGATCAAAATTATCTTTTGGTGCAGGTGGAGAATCATTCCAGGTGGAAGAATAATCAGTTGGATTTGGAAGACCAACAAAAGAATAATAGGAATTACTTTGATTTGCAATTCCTGCAACAAAATTCTTTGCGTTTAATATTCTAACTTGATCAGTTATAATGGCAGCCATTTTGACAGACTTTTTTATTATTTATTACAGATAATCATGTGAATTTTTTAAACCTTATATACTTGGTTCTATAAAGTTTAGAAGAGGTTGATATTCCTGTTAATTCATTTGTTCCAATTCCAGATAAAGTATTTGCTGGATAAGAAAGTTGTTTAGTTCTTCCAGTTAAGATAACCTTACCCCAAGAATATTCACCAAGGAATTCAGCGGTTGATAATCCAGAAATTCCATTAGGATTGATATTAGTATTTACAGTTACTTTAACAACTGTTGTACTGATTCCAGAAATATTTTGAGTTATTAATTCTGAAGAGTTGACAACATATACATTATCAATAAATTCAGATCCAATTCCAATTATTGTGGAATTATCTGTCCCAAGAGAAGTTATACTTGTAGTGGCTACTCCTAAATTGGAATTTCTTACGATAAAGTAATCTCCAGTGGATATTCCACTTAAAGTTACTGCAGTTCCTACTAAATCAGTATTTCTCATTTCGGAAGTAAATGGAATGTGAAGATGGAATATCATTCCCGTTGATCCAACACCTACAGATGTTGTTCCAAGTCCAACAACTACACCAGAATCACCAGAATATTGAGAATTTAATACATCATTTGTTTCAGTTTGTTTTACTGGTGGACCAATAAGAACTAATGGTGGGTTAGTTTGAGAGTATCCCCCGCCAGGATTGATAATAGTAACTCCAGTAACAACTCCATTGGTGATTGTTGATGTTGCTGTTGCTGTGGTAGACCCTATACCAATACTAACGTCTGGTGCCGTCGAATAACCAACTCCACCGTTGTTTATAGCAATTGAAGCAATCGTACCCGCAGTGGATACAATAGCAGTTGCAGAAGCACCTACAGTAGTCTCAGAGGACATTAATGTAATCTGCCTTCTATATGTTTCTCTGGCATTAGAATCAGCATTTTCATTATTGAGATCAAATAGAGGTCTTAGTCTATCAACATATATTACGGTTGATCCAATACCAACACTATTAATAATATTTGCTGTTGGATTAATAACTGGTTCATAGATTTCTCTATCTTTACCAACTTCTTGTCCATTGATAATTTTATCTTCAGTTTGTCTACACCAAGTAATAGGTCTTTCTAAAGTAGTATCTCTAGTTGTTCCTGGTCCAAAATATGGAAGAGTTTTAGATGAATTAACACTTGTAATTGTGCTTATTGTTCTAGGATTCTCTTGTAAATATGATTGTTGATTTTTATCTGGATCATAATTTAACTCAACGGAATCTCCATACTTTATTGTTTCAATAACTTCTCTATCAATGATATCCAGGTTATCTCCACTTCCTTTGTAAAAATTAATTTTAAGTGTGTCACCAATCTTTAAAGGTTCCGTAAATGTTATTTGAGTTCCACCATTAAAAATATAAGATGATCCTGGAATTTGAAGTATTCCATTAACAAAAACTAGAAGTAATTGATCAAGTTCAATCTTAGAACCTTTAGACTTGAGAATAGATATTGGAACTCCGGATCTTAATAATGGAAAGTCGATCCTAGTTCCATCAATATAATCGGATATATCATCAAGAGTTTCTATAACACCCAAAGACCAACCAGTAAATTCATCATTAATAACTTTTTGAATAGTTAATTCAAATTGATTTGATGATACAAAAGAAGATGATGTTGGAATTCCTATAGATCCTCCAAAAGGTATCGTCAATATATTGCCATTACCATATCCATACCCAGTGTTTCTTATTTCAAAATCAATTACGCTAGATCCTTGCCCAACAACAATGTCAATAGTTGCAGCACTTCCTATTCCAGATGAACCGGAGGTGTAAGTCAAAGCTATTCCTGAATATGAAAGTGGGTCATCAAATACTACAAATGGAGGATTTGAAGATGTATATCCAATTCCTGGATTAGTAATTGCTATACTAACTATGTTTCCATTATTGATAGATGCAATTCCAACTCTAACCAGGTTTGATCCAGAAAGACTAGAGGTGCCAACACTAACATTGACAGTTTGAATACCAGATCTATAACCCGATCCACTATTTCCAATACTAATAGAAGAAATAGTTCCAAGTCCAGAAACAACTGCTGTTCCTCCAGCAGCAACTAAAGGTTGATAACCAAGACCTGCTGATGATCCAACAGAAATAATCATTCCACCTTTAGGGAAACTACTAATACCAACATCAGAAGTTATATTTCTTTCAGATCCTACAAAAGATATTGAGGATATACCAGAATTTTCTGCTAAAGTGTAATTATTTAAATTTCCAGGAATTTGGAATATATCATTAATTAATATGATTGCTCCTTCATTATAAATTCCAGTAATATCAGAACCTTTAGATTTTAAAGTAAATTCGTTTCTTAAACCATTAAATTTATTTGATACATCATCAAATATATAATTTTTATAATAAGGATCATTAGTAGTGTTGTCTGCAGCACTTCTTTGGAAAGTTCTTCCTTGGAAAGTTGAACTTGTAGTTATTCCAATGAAATCCCTTTCATCTGGTTGATTTGTGGAAGTTCCGATTGGAGTATTTCCAAATGGTGCTTCACTAAAATTGAGTGAATTGCGTACAATATTATAATTTCCAACAATTTTTGTTACTAAATCTCCAGTCGCAAGTCCAGAAAGAATGTTTGTTCCCATCCACCCTCTACGGACTTTAATTGAATTAGTAGTGCCAATACCTACTCCTTCAACTTTCATAATTTCATTACCAATTTGAATTAAGTCTCCACCAAAGAATGAAGTTATTCCGGTAAATTTTACATTTTCGTCAGTTGTAACTACTTGATCTGCTAAAGTTGTTGTAACAGCAGTAGAAACAATTGGAGATTGTATTAAATTATCAATAGCAACCAATACTTTTGGATTTTGATTTGTAGCTGTAAATCTGTGCGAAGAACCAGCACCAACAGATGTAAAATTAAGAACCTCTGGAATTGATTTTAATGCATCTTCCGCACTTCTAGCTAAATTGATATCATTATCACTAACTTTGACCACAAATAATCCAGTTTGTGGTAACAATGATGTTGTAACCCCAGTGGAAGGGAAAGTTGTTGAAGTAATACCAATAGACTGAGTAATTCCAATACCAGGGCAAGTATATTCAATTTTTTCACCTGTCACATAAAAGTGATTAGGAATTGTAATAGTGTTACTAGTCAAGTTAACTATGCTGGAATCACTTCCATTAAAAGATCTTTCGAAGATTCTATCGTTCTTATGCTTTAAGTCAAAAGATCTCTTGATATCCCTATCGGTGCCAGTATAAGAACCATATCCAGTTTCTATAGTTCCATTACTCAAACTCAGAATATGTTTTGAATCATCTTCAATTGTAACAGCATTCATATAAACATGGACTGTGGCATTTATTCCAGATATTGGAGTAAACAATACTTGAGTTGTTGCTGCAAGACCAACAGAGTCCGTTATTACTTTACACCCAAAAGTACCAAGACCGGAGTGTGTATGAATATTAGCAAACTCTGTATCAAATGTATCAGAAACTGTTTCTCCCTCAATGTGATCATCGACGACAATATATTCTAAAAACTCATAACGATTATTTGTTGTATCATGCACTTGAATCATACAATATGCAGAGTCGTACTTATCAACTTGCGTTCCAGATTGACTTGGGTACTCGGATATTACATTTTCAGTGGGTGATCCCGAAGATAAAATATTTGTTGTGCTAGATTTTAATCTAGCATGTTTCATATCAAGAGTTGAACTACCAGAAGAAATTGATGAAAGTCCCACTACTATAGTATTGACTACTCCATTCGTACCGATTCCCGCAGATGGATTGAAATCTAATTTTATATTTGAACCATCAAGATATGCAGTATAAGTTCCAAATCCAGTAGAAGAATAAGAGCCAGGAGAAGTTGTTAATTTTCCATACTCAAGAATAGAAACATCTGTTCCATCATGAACAATATTCAATTCTTGTGCCTCAAATTCATTAGAATTAAAAGTTGCAGTATTACCGTAAGATGGATTACTTACATCTGGAGTAATCTCAACAAGAACTTTTAATGAATGATATGTATTACCAATACTAACAATCGAAGTTGAGACTCCTGAACTTACTATAACACTTTCAGAATCTATTAAAACTCCTCCAATTGAAGTTGAACCAGTGCTCAGATAATTATCATTTAAATTATATGAAATAGCAGTTATATCATAATCATTTACCGAAGATTTTATTGGGAAAAATCTTAACTCACCTTCATCTCCACTAATAGCAAAATCGAAAGACCCTTGATCATAAACACTTTCAATTCTGGCATATTGGTTGATATATCCAAAAGTTCCATCATGAATAAGATCAACAATTAATGATTGTCTCTCTTGTGTAAATCTTTTATCTCTCAGGTATGTAAAATACTTTCTAAATCTAATATCACTTAGTTTGAAACTGCCTACAGTAGTAAATGTAGTTGATCTTGGATTGCTATTAAAAAGAGGACTTATATCATCTATAGAAAGAACTCTATTCCCAACAGATTCTGTAAAGTCTGATAATATTTTATTGTTAAAGAAAACTTCATTTGACAAGATGCCATTAGTTTCATTTGTAAAGTTTAAATTATTTTCTGTTGCAATATCAAAATCAAACACACAATTAGTGTCGATAACTCCAGAAAGATTACTAACTATAGAAATATCAGTTAACCCAGTTGTAAGACCAACAGTTAATGGTTGGGATTCATTTGAAGTCTCTACTTGAAGATCTCCAAACTTTTTATATCCCATAGTATGATTTAATGATGATACAACATCATTCCAATCATCAAAGGCAATAGTGCTTCTCAATGCATATGAGAAGTTTTGATAATAAT